CTGATAGTGTCCAACCTAGATGCCCGTGACCTGTGTTATAATATATTCTTTTACTTCTAGTACTTCTATTTACCACTGGCATCATATTAGGCATCATTGGTCTCAGTCCTGCCCAAGGTGTAATAATCTCAGTAGATATACCTGGGAACATTTTTACAGCCCAATCAGTTAAAGGTTTAATACGAGACTGTATTATATCAGTGTTGTAACCGTTAAATTCAGCAGTGCCAGCCACACGCAATCTTTCTTTGCCTAATCTGGCTGTTACAATTTTAGATTGATCGTCAAGAAGGCTCGTCCATGGTGCAACACCAGGGTTGTGTATTGTGATTGAATATCCTTTTACAGGATAAATCGGTAGGTTGTCGCCTATAGTCTTTGATAGAGCTTTACTTTCTACGCCTGCACAAACAACTATAGGTCCTTGATGCTCTCGCAGTTCTGTCCTTAGATTACGTATTTTTCTCCTTACACATTTGACAGCATATTTTTGTTGTAAAACTTTTAGTAATTCAACGCAAAATTTATGTATGTCACCTGTGAAGTCTGTGTCATTATACATGCCACCTAAAAGTGTAGGAGGTTTAACCAATGCAGGTTCAATTTTTAAACATTCATCTGGAGTTACAGGCCAACGTTTTAATCCTGCTTTAGCATAAACTTCGTTTACACGTTTAGCATTTTCATACTCTGTTTCATTTGTATAAATGTGTAGTATTCCACGTTCGACTTTGTCAAACTCAATACCTTCTTCATCTGCAATTTGTTTGTAAAGATGATGTGCTTCCAAGGCCATCTCGCAAGTGCGTTGTGTGTTTATATCAGCATTTGGTATTGCCCGAATAAACTTAAAAAACCAACTGTACTTGTCAATAGATGGCCAAGGATTAATTTTTAATGGAGCATCAGATTTACTAAGCCATTTGATGCCTTTGTAAACATTGCGCCAACTGTTCCATACTTCCGCATTAGAAGCACTTAGTTGTCCTCCATTTGCATAAGAGGTTGCCATTGCAGGGTATCTTCGTTCGTCGTATATTGTTACAAAGTAGCCTGCTTTGGCCAAATAATAGGCAGTTGTTATACCGGTGATACCGGCCCCTACTACTGCCGCTTCCATTACATTGCGTTCTTTTTATCCTGGATTTCTTTTCTACGATCTTTGGTTAGCTTACCAAGATCACCTAGAGCTTTTCTTGCTCTTGCCGCAGCCGCTTTCACACTTTTATCTTCAAATGTTTCCGACTCAGCAATATAGTTGTTATATGCCTGTACGATTTGTTCATGCAATGTTGTCATTTGCCTTCTCCTTTTTTTAATTTATGTTAACGTTATCTGATCCTGTTGCAAGTTCGCCGCATACGTCTGCATCGTCACCTGCAATTACTATATCCACACCACCAATCTTAACAGTGCTTTGCAAATCAGCTGAAATGGTTTGAGGAATGTGGGGAGCAATACCATGTCCTGCCACACCGTCACCGTCTACAATAATAAGTTCATCGTTGGCTTTTACTGTAGTCTGACTAGGGATTAAGTCGCCGCCGGCAGTGTCATTATCTCTACTTACTCCTGGCATTAGTTTATAGTTATTCCTGTTGATGTGGCTGTGTATTGTTTTGCAATATTATCTTCAGTCTTTGCAGTACAGGCTACACTAGACTTTTGCATTTCAAATTTACCTGTAGGGCCAACAGAAAACATAAAAGGTGCTAGGCCCATGCTTTCGTCAGCTTGTACAATTAAAACCATTGGTTTGTTAATTTTGTAAGAAGACGTTGTTTCTTTATCTAAGCGGGCAACTATTTCTTCACCGCTGGCTAATTTAAAAGATACAACATCGCCATCTTTATATGGGGTTTCTATAATCATGATATTGAATATCCTGTTCCTGTATATCCTGTATGTTCTATATAATTCATGAAATCATCTTTTGTTCCAATAACTCTTTCATTCACTTTTATTTGTGGAAATGTTCTAGCACCTGGAAAATGCTCAAACAATTCGTCTCTTGTAAAATCTACATCTAACTGTTTATAGACGTATTCAAAATTACGAGACTCACAAAATGCTTTGGCTTGATCACAATGTGGGCATAAAGGTTTACCCCATATTTCAATCATAAACTAAATCCTTTCAGCATATCTTTATCAACGTCTTGTTTAATACCACCAATAATATAACTTTCCACTTCAGTCTCTTGCGGTGCAACCTGTAGTCCTGAACTTGATAACCAGTGTGTTGTCCAAGGCAAAGGATTTGTATTTACTGGCTGATCAAAAATAGCTTGCATACCTAGTGCCTTTAACCTTCTATTAGCTATATATTCAACATATTGATGTAGCAGTGTAGTATTGAGTCCAATCATAGATCCGTCTTTGAAAAGATAGGTTGCCCAATCTTTTTCTTCAGCTACACATTCACGCCATAAATCATATACTTCTTCTTCGCACTCTTTTGCAACTTCTGCCATTTCAGGATCGTCTTTGCCTTGTGCCCAAAGTTTTAATACGTGAGTGCTTAATGCTAAATGTTGTGCTTCATCTCTTGCAATTAGAGATACAATTTTCGCACTACCTTCCATTAGTTTTAATTCACCAAAACCAAAAGTACAAGCAAACGACACATAAAAACGTAACCCTTCAAGAATGTTTACAGTCTGCATAGCAAGGTATAGTTTCTTTTTAACGTCACGCATGTTGCCTTCTTTACGGTGAATAAACGCATCTGCGGCATCATTAAAAGCATCGTAATATTTTGTTACTGATTCTGCACGGGCTAGGATTTTTTCATCATCAAGTATTGTGTCAAATACTTCACTAGGATCCGGATATACATTTTTCATAATATGTGTATATGATCTACTGTGAATTGTTTCAAAGAAATCCCACGTTACAATACAACCTTCTAGTTCTGGTAGTGATACGTGTGGTAAAAAACTTAAACATGGACCACGTCCTTGAACACTGTCTAACAAAGTTTGATATTTTAAGTTTGCAGTAAAAATATGCTTTTGCTCTGGACGAAACTGTGCATAGTCTGCACGATCTTTTTGTAAACTAACTTCTTCTGGACGCCAAAAGTAACCTAGCATTGTTTGATTTAGTTTATCGAACACAGGAAATTTAAACGTATCATAACGTTGTGTGTTCTGTTCCGCCCCGAAAAACATTGTTTCCTTTGTAAAATCTACTTTTTCTTTATTGAATACTGTTCTTGACATAATCTCTATCCTCGTTGTGTTCTATATAATACTGTATTATGTTCCGCTTGTCAACCTCAAATTGCACATGCGTCACATGTTTCGTCTTCTTCATTAGCCAAAGTCACTGGCTTTACTTCAGGCTGGTTATCGTGCCAACCCAATGAATGAGCTGGCTCATCTGTCATTTCACTTGGATCAGTTTTGTAATCGTAAGTGTTTTGATAGTAAGATGTTTTCCAACCTAACTTGTATGTACTTAGCAAATCTTTAATCATCACACTCATAGGCACTTCATTGTTGTCAAAGTGTGTTGGATTATATGACCAGTTGCCGCTAATTGCTTGGTCAAAAAACTTTTGCATTACTGCAACAATATTGATATAACCTTCGTTACTAGGCATATCCCATAACAGTGTGTAATGAGCTTTTAAACTTTGATACTGCGGAACAATCTGCTTAAGAGGCCCCTTTTTTGATTTTTTAACGGACAAGTATCCTCTAGGTGGCTCGATTCCGTTTGTTGCGTTCGACACAACGGAACTGCTCTCTGAAGGCATTTGTGCGGACAATGTGCTGTGCCGTAAACCGTGTTGTTGTATGTCCTTGCGTAAAGTATCCCAATCATAGTTTAATTTATTTTCTACAACGTCGTCAACATCTTTTTTGTATGTATCAATAGGCAGGATGCCGTCTGAGTATTTAGTGCGGTCAAAATAATCACATGCACCTCTTTCGGATGCAAGTTTATTGCTTGCCTTTAACAGATAGTATTGAAATGCTTCTGTAAGATCATGCACTAATTTCCATGCCTGTGGATCATCATACTTTACTTTATTCTTTGCTAGATAGTGTGCAAGTCCGATGTACCCTATTCCAAGAGAACGTCTTGCCTTTGTGCTTATTTCTGCGGCCTTGATTGGATAGGCTTGATAATCAATAATCTCTTCTAATGCTCTTACTGCTAGTTCGCATAGCTCATCTAAGTCCTGTAAATCTTTGATAACTCCAACATTGATTGCACTTAAAATACACAAAGCAATCTCTCCTTCTGGATCATCAATATGTGTAAGTGGTTTAGTTGGTAATGTAATTTCTTGACAAAGGTTGCTCATATAAACTTTGTCTTTAAATGAACTATGTTCATTTGAATGATCTACATTCATTATGTAGATACGCCCTGTTTCTGCACGTTCTTTTACCAGTGCAGAAAATAGTTCCATGGCTGGCAATTTTTTCTTTTTAATACTTGTCTTACGTTCATACATTTCGTACATTTCTTTAAACTTATCTGCATCGCCAAAGTATGCTTCGTAAAGTCCAGGAACATCGTGGGGGCTGAACAATGTAATGTCGCCGCCCCCAAGCAAACGCTCGTACATTGTTTTGTTAAGCTGAATTGAATAATCCAACTTACGCACTCTATTATCTTCAGTACCTTTGTTATTTTTTAACACAAGAATGTCTTCAATCTCTTGATGCCAGAAAGGAAAGTGTGTTGTAGCTGATCCGCCACGTACACCATTTTGTGTGCAACATCTAACAGTTGCTTCAAACTTTTTTAGGAATGGGATGATTCCTGTGTGTGCGACTTCACCTCCTCTAATTTTTGAATTAACTCCTCTGATGCGCCCTGCGTTAATGCCGATGCCAGCTCTCTGCGCCGTGTAACGTCCAATAGACATATCACTGGCAAAAATGGAATCAAGGGTGTCATCCGAATCAACAAGGACACAGGAGGCAAATTGCCTGACTGGTGTACGCACTCCTGCCATGACCGGCGTTGGAATGTTGAGTTTAAAAAGCGAGGTCGCGTCATAGTATCTCCTTACATAATGCATTCTCTCATCTTTAGGATATTGTGCAAATAGTGTTGCCGCAATCATCATATACATAAACTGAGGAGTTTCAAAGATTTGTCCTGATGATCTATCCTGACAA